AAGCAGCCCGGGCGCGCCGCTGACCGACGAAGGCTGGCGGCCAAAGACACCGCATGATTGCCCGCCGGTGCGGTATGGCGTTTTGTCGTTGTATCCAGAAGGGACGCGCGGGCGCTGGTATTGGCCGTGCCCGGACTGTGGCGCGCTGTTTGAGCCGTCGTTTGCGCTGCTGGTCTATCCAGCCAGCGCCGATCCGGTAGAGCAGGGCGAAGCGGCAAAGATGCGCTGCCCTCATTGTAAGGCCATTATCGAGCATGGGCTGAAAAACGAGCTGAATGCGGCGGGCATCTGGCAACATGAAACCGACGACGGCGGCGTTGCAACCCTGGCCAGCGGTGATGTTCGCCGGGCTGACATGCTGTCTTATTGGCTGGACGGCACAGCGGCGGCGTTTTCGACCTGGGCCGAGCTGGTCACACAATTTGAAAGCGCGGTGCGCCATTTCAACCTGACCGGTGATGAGGAAAAACTGAAGACGGCACTGAACACCGGGCAGGCGAGGCCATACCAGCCGCGCGGCGCATTGTCGGACATGGACATCACAGTGCAGGGCCTGAAGGACAAGGCGCGCGGGGTGAAAACCCCCAAAGGCACAGCACCGAACTGGACGCGATACATCACGGTTTCGGTCGACGTGCAGGGCACATATTTTTCGGTTGGCGTGACCGCCTGGGGCGAGCATGGGCAGCATCAGCCGATTGACCGGTTTGAGCTGAATGTGCCGCCGCCCGACGCGCCAGCACCAGAGGGGCGCACGCTGAAGCCGTTTTCAATTGCCGAGGATTGGGCGGTTCTGGTCGATCTGGGGCAGCGGTCCTGGCCGGTCGAAGGCACCGAATGGGCGTTAAAGGCAGTCGCGCTGAGTGTCGACCAGCAGGGCGGCGGTGCGACAACTGACAATGCTTATTCATTTTACCGGGGCCGCAAACGCGCGGGGGAGTCGCGGCGTTGGTTCATTACGCGGGGCCGCTCAGGGGCCAACCTGCAAGATCGGGTTTGGCTGAAGGCACCCGAAAGCGCCAGCGGCAAGCGGCGTGTGGCCAAGGATGTGCTGACGCTGAACATGGCGACGGATCGCCTGAAGGATGCGGTGGCTACATCACTGCGGCTGGCGGAAGAGGGCCAGAATTTTTGTGCCATCGCCGAATGGATGGGAGATGCCGAACTGCTGGAATTCACGGCAGAGCGGCGCACCGGCAAAGGCTGGGAAAAGCGCCCCGGTTTGGTGCGCAACGAAAGCTGGGACCATTTGGTTATGGCGCGGGCGGTGCACATTTGGATCAAGGGCGAGCGGATCGATTGGGCCGCGCCGCATGCCTGGGCGCGATTGGATGAAACCAATGCTCTGGCCATTTGGGGCGGGCCGGAAAAGGCCAACGAGCCAGAGACTGCGGTGATTCCGACACCAATGTCAGACCGCAAACCTGCCACCACCGCAAGAAACTGGATCGCACCGCGAAAGGACTGGTTTTGACCACCTACACGCAACAACAGCTTGAGGCGCTACGCGAAGCGGCGGCCAAAGGCGTCACTAAACTGCGCAATTCGGTGGGTGAAGAGATCACCTATCGATCGCTTGAAGAAATGCAGCGCCAGATCGCCGTGATGGAACGGGCCTTGGCCCCGGCAGCAACCGTGCGCCAGCATTATCCGACCTTTTCCAAAGGCACCTGACATATGAATATTTTAGACCGTGCCATAGCCGCTGTTTCACCGCAGCGGGGGATGCAGCGCGCGCGCGCCAGACTGGCGATCATGCACTATGACGCGGCCACGGTCGGGCAGCGGGCATCCTCCTGGCGTGCGACGGGCACCGATGCGGATGCGGCGGCGGGCAAGCGCGGGCGCATGGCCTTTGTGGCGCGTGACATGGTGCGCAACAACCCATTCGCCCTGAGTGGCCAGCAGGTTATCACCAACAACGTGGTTGGCGACGGTATCATTCCCAAGATCGTCGCGCCCGAGGAAATGACCGGGGCAAAGGCGTTGCGCACCGAGGGGCTTGATCTGATCGAGCGCTATCTGGACACCACGGCAATCGACGCCTTTGGCCGGCAAAACCTGTACGGGCTGCAACGGGTGGCGATGAATACAATCGTCGATGCTGGCGAAGTGCTGATCCAGCGAGAGGCCGCTGCCACGCCGCAACCGGGCAAATTCAATCTGCGTCTGCGCGTGATGGAGCCGGACTACCTGGACAGTTTGCGCGACGGGTTGCTGCCGGATGGGGGCAGCATTCAGGATGGCATCGAATACGATGAAGCTGGCGAGCGGGTGGCGTATCATCTGTTTGACCAGCATCCGGGCACGGACTGGTTTCGCGGTGTCGGCTGGCGCAGCCGGTCCACGCGGGTGCCTGCAGACAGGATCCTGCACATCTATCGGCAAGACCGTCCCGGCCAACAGCGGGGCGTGTCCTGGTTTGCGCCTGTCGCCTTGGCTTTGCAGGATCTGGTTGATTATCAGGACGCCCAGCAGATGCGCCAGAAAATTGCCGCCTGCTTTGCCGCATTTCGGCGGCGCAGTGAGCAACTGCCCGCAGACCAGGTGTCTGACCTGGGTGGCACGCTTAGTCCCGGCCTGATTCAGGATATCGCGCATGATGAGGAAATATTCTTTGCCAACCCGCCGGATGTGACTGGCTATGACCAGGTGATGCGGCAGGGTCTGTTGTCGGTCGCGACAGGGCTGGGCATCACCTATGAGGAATTCGTCGGCGATTTGCAGAATGTAAATTTTTCATCCGGGCGCATGGGGCGGATGAAAATGGATCGCAACGTGTCCAGCTGGCAGTGGCTGATGTTGATCCCGCAAATGCTGCACCCCATCGGTGAATGGATCAAAGAGGAATGGGCGCTGACCCGGCCAGAGCAAGCGCGCCAGATTTCAGCCTGTTCGCTGGCCTGGGTGCCACCGCATCGCATTCTTGTTGATCCGACCCGCGAAATCCCGGCGTTGCGCGATGCGGTTCGGGCCGGGTTTGCCAGCCGTCAGGGCGTGGTCCGACAGTTGGGCCATGATCCGGAACGCCTGCTGGAAGAACAGAAGCAGGACGCAGCCGAGTCTGCGGATTTGGGGCTGGTATTTGACAGTGATGCCTCGGCGGTCACTGCGGCGGGCGTCAGCCAAACGCCAGCACCCAAGGATGATGAGCAGCCGAAAAAGGACAGTCCCAATGGAAAATGAAATCTATCTTTACGGCACAGTCGGTGCCGGGTTTTGGGATGAAGATTTTTTCACCCCGGGCAGCGTGCGTGAAGCGCTTGAGGGCCGCAGTGGGCCGCTGACGGTTCGGCTGAATTCCGGGGGCGGTATCGCGGCGGATGGTCAGGCGATTTATGCGATGCTGACGGATTATCCCGACACGGTTGATGTGATCATCGATGGTATCGCGGCCAGCGCGGCCAGTCTGATCGCAATGGCCGGTGACACGGTCACTATGCGGTTGGGATCCATCCTGATGATCCATGACCCGGCCAACCCTTGGGTCGATGGGCGTGGCACCGAAAGCGATCATCTAAACGCGGCCAAGGGGCTGGCCATTATGGGCGATGCCTATGCGGCGGTCTATGCCGATTTTGCCGGGGTTTCCGCAGAGGACGCGCGCGAAATCATGCGGGCGGAAACCTATTACGACGGTGCAGCGGCCATAGAGTCCGGTTTCGCCACCGCAACAGATGACGAGACGAAGGCGCAGGCCGTGGCGCGGTTTGATTACCGCGTCTACGGCCATGCGCCGAAAGAACTGCGCAACGCCGGGGGGGCATTCACAACCCGGAAAAGCAGACAGGCCGTCATGGCCCTGATGGCCGGTTCTGCCGTGCCCAACCCAAAGGAGAAGACCATGCCCAAAACAGCCACCATGGAAGACCAGCGCGACGACATTGACGATGACGATGACGGTGCCACTGCGCAGGATAATCAAGAAGAAATGGCCGCTGGCCAGAACGACGATCAAAGCGGCGACCAGGATGGCGGCGCTAACGATGACGAAGAGGCCACCGCTGAAACCTCGCCAGTTGCGGTGCAGATCCTTGATATTTGCACTGCCAGCAATCGCCCGCCCGAGGATGCCCGCGACATGATTTCGCGCGGTCTGACGCTGGCGCAGGCGGTGGCAGAAATCACCAGCAAACGTGCAAAGGAGAACCCGGTGAACGGCAAACGCACAGGTGCACCCCGCACCACCATCATGCGTGACGAACGCACGACCCGCCGCGCAGGCATGGCCCAGGCGATCACCGCCCAGATCACCCGCGCGCCTAAGGTGGCTGAGCAGGCCCGCCAGTTCATGGACCTTTCGCTGGTCGAAATGGCCGCGCGTTGTTTGGACCACAAAGGCCCAATCCGCACGGCTGGGCAAAAGGTTCAGGTGTTCATGGATGCCAGCCATTCCACGTCGGATTTTCCGGGTATCTTTGAAAACGCGCTGAACAAGGTTCTGTTGGAACGGTACCAGGTGGCAGAGCCGACGTTCCGGCAGATTTCGCGCAAGCGTAATTTCAACGATTTCCGGGCGCATCCATTGGTGCGGTCGGGAGATTTCCCCAAGTTGAAGCCGATCGGTGAAAACGGAGAAATCAAATATGGCACCTTTGGCGAAGCGCGTGAAACTGCGATTCTCAGTTCCTATGGTGTGGCGCTGCGCATCAGCCGTCAGATGATGATCAACGACGAACTGGGTGCCATTGATGAACTGCTGTCCGATTACGGCCAGTCGGTCGCCGATTTCGAGGAAGAGACGTTCTATACCTTTGCGCTGGCGGCGAAATTGTCCGATGGCAAGGCGGTGTTTCACGCGGATCACAACAACCTTGCCGGGTCCGGCACGGCGATCACCGTCGCGGCTGTCAGTGCTGGTCGTGCGGCGATCCGTACCCAGGTCACTATCGACAAGAAAAAGATGAACATGACGCCGTCGATTATTCTGGTCGGGCCGAATAAGGAAACCGAGGCCGAACAGTTGGTCGCAACGGTTCAGCCGCAAGAGACCGGTAACGTCAATCCGTTCTCTGGTCGGTTGACGCCGGTGGTGACAGCGCAGATCACCAACAATAACTGGTATCTGCTGGCCAGCGCAGATCGCCCTGGTGGGGCCTGTTTTGTGCATGGTTACCTTGACGGCGCAGAGGCCCCGCGCGTGCGCACCGAAGAGGCATTCGGACAGCAGGGCATGGCCATGTCGCTGGAACATGACTTTGGCCTGGGAGCCCAAGATTTCCGGGGCGGCTATAAGAACCCCGGCGCGTAACCCGGCCACACCAAACTGACACTGCAAGACTGACGCCTTCGGGCACCTGAATGGGTGCCCGAAGGCGTTCTGCATCCCGAAATCAAGTTAGGAAAATCCAATGAAAAACTTCATCCAACCCGGCATGACGCTGGCGATCACGGCGGCTGCCGATCGTGTCAGCGGCCAAGGTGTGCGCGCAGGCATGTTGTTCGGTGTGGCGACACATGATGCGCTAAGTGGCGAGGCGCTGGAAATCTGCACCACCGGCGTTTTTGAATTGCCCAAGACATCGGCGCAGGCCTGGACGGTCGGCGCGGCCCTGTACTGGACCGGTTCGCAGTGTTCCACAGCGGCGGGAACGGGCAACATCTTTATTGGTGTGGCGGCGGCGATTGCGGTCAACCCGTCCAGCACTGGCATCGTGCGGCTGAACGGATCTGCACCGGTCGCCGCGACGTAATGACGTCGATCTTTGACGGGATGGCGGGCGCGATGAACGACACGTTCGGCGCACCTGTCATCTATACGCCGGTCAGCGGATCTGTGCAGACGGTCCAGGCCACGCTGCGCACGGGTCCGACAGAGGTGGCCGGTGACGACGGGCATCCTATTCTGATCTTGTCGCCCACATTGCAGGTGCCCAAAACTATTCTGCCCGATATTCGACGCGGCGACAGGGTGGCATTGGGTGCTGACCCGGACAAAATTTACAAGATCATCAATCGCCTGCCGAACGGATCACCGGCTGCGGACGCGATGCTGATCTGCGAGTTGGAAGACGTTTCCGAATGACCCATTATCGCAAGATCTATCGGGACACGGTGCGCAGCGCGCTGCAAGCTGACGCCGCATTTACGGATTTCACAGTGATGTCGGCCTGGGCGCACAATCTGGACATCGACGATGTGCCAGCATTTGGCGTGGCAACGCCGCAGGAAACCAAGCGGCTAGACAGCCTTGATAGTTCCGAGCGTGAAACCCAGTTGGTCGTGATCCTGAAGATCAAGGGGGGCGATGCGATTGAGGATCTGATGGATGGTTTCAGCGAGCTGGTCGAGCCAATTGTCATCACGGCGTTGTCTGGCCCAGCGTCTGAATGCCTGCTGACAAACACCACAACGAAGGTGGACGGCGGCGGCGAGGTTCGCGTCGGCACGCTGACCATGGAATTTAGCGTCAAGGCCTGGCTGGCCGAGCCGCTGGCGGAATAATCCCGCCGCCCGTTCCCAGCAATTTGGGGCGGAACCAAAACCACCAAATCAGGAGAACGGAACAATGGCAGCAAGCAGCGGCGCGGTGCGGGGCTATGGCTC